GCCCAGAGATGCTTGAGTACTGTAAGCGTGACGTAGAGTTAAACACAAAAGTATATGAGACTTTACGAATTGAAAGCCGTGGCTTCACACCACAGTCAGTAAGACTTGAGCATGATGTAGCTAAGATTATCGAAGACCAAAAGACTAATGGCTTTGAGTTTGATATGCAGAAAGCTATGTTGCTTGTAGCAATGTTTAGTGAGAAGCTTGCAGCTACTGAGTCAGAAGTACATGAGACTTTCAAGCCTCGTGTTACTACACAGATTCTAAAGCCGCAGTACACAAAGACAGGTAGACTTTCTAAGACTGCTAAAGACCAACACGATAAAGGTGTGCGTCTTACAGACGAAGAGTGGACTAAGATGGAGCAAGACAGTAAGCCTTACAAGAGAGACACCTATACAGATTTTAATCTAGGCTCTCGTAAACAAATAGGTGAGTACTTAATCGAAGCAGGTTGGAAGCCTAAGAACTTTACACCTACCGGACAACCTATTGTTGATGAAGGCACACTATCTAAAGTAAAAGATATACCAGAAGCACAGCTGATTGCTAAGTACTTAATGCTTCAGAAGCGCTTGGCTCAAGTAAACAGTTGGATTAAAGCAGTAGAACCTGATGGCAGAGTGCGTGGCTACGTTAATCCTAACGGTGCAGTAACAGGAAGAATGACACACAGCCACCCTAACACAGCCCAAGTACCTAGCACTAACTCACCTTATGGTGCAGAGTGTAGAGCATGTTGGACAGTTAAGTCAGGCAATAAACTTGTAGGCATTGATGCTTCTGGACTAGAACTAAGAATGCTTGCTCACTACATGAACGATGAGGACTATACAAATGAAATACTCAACGGAGATATCCACACAGCTAATCAAAAACTTGCAGGACTTGAATCAAGAAATCAGGCAAAAACATTCATCTATGCACTACTATACGGAGCAGGAGATGCAAAGCTTGGCTCGGTGGCTAAGCGAGGTAAGGCAGTCGGTAAACAGCTTAGAAGACAGTTTCTTGATAGTCTACCATCATTTAAACATCTTATCCAACGAGTTCAAAGAGAAAGCAAGAAAGGATTTCTAAAGGGTTTAGATGGACGTAAGCTTTCTATTCGTAGTGAACATGCCGCACTCAACACATTACTACAGTCGGCAGGTGCTATAGTTATGAAAGAAGCTTTGGTCATACTGGACCATCTAATCTTCTTGAAAAATCTTGATGCAAAGATAGTAGCAAATGTACATGATGAATGGCAGATTGAATGTAGCGTAGAAGATGCTGAGGCTGTAGGTAAAGCAGGCAGACAAGCGATAATACAAGCAGGTAAAAACTTAAACTTAAACTGTCCTCTTGATGGGGACTACAACATCGGAGACGGTTGGCATGAAACCCACTAAAGCAGACAGAAAAAAATTCGACATTGACTTACAGTATGGTGAAGTGCGTGAAGATAAGATTGCAGATATGCTCACCAATAAAAAGATAGAAGTTAAATCAGAGCGTGACCTCTGGCAAAAGACTGGTAACATTTGTATTGAGTATAAGTCTTGGGGTAAGCCATCAGGCATAGACGCAACTGAATCAGACTACTGGTTCCATAACTTATGTATTGGTGACGATGAGTACTGTACTCTTGTGTTTAATACTAATACCCTTAAGAAGATTGTTAAGAGACTAGATAGTTTTAAAACAGTATCAGGCGGTGACAACCGTGCAAGCCAGATGTATCTGCTCAACTTGCAGAAGCTCTTTTCATCTGATGTAATCAAAGCATTCAAGGAGTTAGAAGATGAGCCAGAAGCAGCTTAGTACTTTAGTACCTGACATATATAAACTATTAGAAGACCTTTCAGCAGGTGAGCCTCTTCCATTAACGGAGGAGGCGCTTGATGAAACAATGGCTTCTATGAAAGAAGCTATCATGCATTGGGCTACACCACGTAAAAGAGATACAGACTTCACTCTGCGTATGTCTAATGTAGGTAAGCCGCAACGTCAGCTGTGGTTTGAGAAGCGTGATGAAAGCACTAGAGGAGACATCAATGGTTCTACACAGATTAAGTTCTTGTATGGTCATGTGCTTGAAGAGCTTGTACTTATGTTAGTACGAATGGCAGGACATGATGTTACTGATGAGCAGAAAGAAGTTACTGTCAACGGTATTGTAGGACACATGGACTGTAAGATTAACGGACAAGTAGTAGATGTTAAGTCTGCATCTAGGTTTGCGTTCCAGAAGTTTCAGAACGGCACGTTGAATGCTGATGACCCCTTTGGTTATCTCGGACAGCTATCAGGTTACGAGAAAGCAGAAGGTACAGATGAGGGTGGCTTCCTTGTTATCAACAAAGAGAGCGGTGAGTTGTGTATGTTTGTACCTGATGACTTAGATAAACCTAATATAGATACTACAATTAATTCACTTAAATCTAATTTAGAGCTTGACACGCCTCCAGAACTATGCTATACTCCTTTACCTGATGGTAAGAAAGGCAATATGAGATTACCAAAAGGTTGTTCGTGGTGTAAGTATAAACACGAATGTCACAAGGATGCGAATGATGGCGCAGGACTTAGAACTTTTAAATATTCTACAGGCTACGCTTATCTAACGCAAGTCGTAGCAGAACCAAAAGTAGAAGAGGTATTATGAATAGAAGACTCAGCAAGAGAATAAAGAAACACGCAATAGGAATACAACTTCAATGGGTCAAGTCTCTTCTGCCGGACGAAGAGGCGGAGAAAGTAACCTTAGATAATCTTAATGCGATGCTCCCACAGCAGA